TATCCTGTCCTAAGTTCCATTCCACAACGCTCAAAAGCCTCTTCTATGAGGTCATTTACGTCTAGATTAAAAGTGGTTAAACCAGTTGTGGTCATTTTTTCTTCGCTGTTTTAGCAGATTTAATAAAGTCCGCTTGTGTAGGCGCACCCTTAGACCCAGGCTTACGCATCTTTTCACCAGAGCCAGCTGCAATACGTGCTTGCTTTTTATGAATATTTTCGTACAAACCAACTTTTCCGCCAGCTGCATATTGAGTAAAGTCCGTATCATCTCTACGAGCTTTCTTCTTACCACTAGGCATTTTAGAAGGGTTTATATCACCCATACCACGGCTTGGTCTCATATCATTCTTCCTTTGGTCTTACCTTTAATACAGCAACCATCTGCACGTTTAGATGCTGAAGATACCTTACCGCCAGATTTGTATGCTCTTGTAAGATCACGATTGCTTAATTTATTACCACCCATACCGCCACCGCCTCCGCCTGTAGATTTAGGTAATCTACCCATGTCTTGGAGTCTTTCAGCATAGGTGCGTGGGCGCTCAGCTTCTACTTTTGCCCTATGTTCTTCTGCCATTCTATGTGCTTCAGCTTTAGCTTTTTCGTTTTCTAGCTTAACTTTTTCAGCCGTTTTATCGTATTCGCTAAGACCAAACTTTTCCTTGGGAGGAGTATATTTTTCGTTCCCATCACCGCCAGCTTTTTTAGAAGGATCTATAGGCTCAACTGGCATTTAGCACATTTTCCCTTTAGTCTTGCCTTTAGATGCAATACCATCGGCACGAGCAGAAGCGGATCCACCTTTAGCCATCTTAATAGGAGCTGCACCAAAAGTGCCTTTACCGTTTTTAGCGCCACCTTGAATACCCAAAGTTTTGTAATTACGCTCTTCCATACCTTTAGTATGTCCACGCTTTTGAACAGCGGACTCACCGTGACCAATATGTTTGTTTGAACCCTTTTCTACGTCCATAGACATAGTACGTGGACCCATGGTTTCTTTAGCCATGCCGCCAGTTGCCATTTTTTTCATTGTCATGCCACCTTTTTTTAAATTAGATAAGTTTGTATGCTCGCCTTTATGCTCTTGTTTATCGTGCATACTAAAAGCTTTTTTGATCATGGCTTTATCTTGCTTTTTGTCCATTTTCATATCTTCTTTGGAGTCATCAGCCATACCGCCTTTTTTCATATAACCCATTTTATTACGTACTGCTGTTGGTAATTTAGCTAATCCTGGGTTCTTTTTTGCATCTACAGGTTTCATTACTCCTCCGTCTTTATGTCCGATATATTGATTTAACATGGCATTAGGCATTTGCATTGTGCCATGATGGGTTTTTTGTTTGTTAATACCTTGCACAGAAGGGCTGGATGTACCGCCTTTGCGAAAGGTTTTTCCTTTATCAGCTTTTGAAAAATCTTTACCAACTGACATTGGAACACCAACTTTCTTAGCAAACTTTTTATTATGGGCTACTGCTTCCATAAAATTGTGTTGTTTTTTACTTGTTGATGGCATTTGTTTTCCCCAGCCAACGTTGAACAGTCTTAGTTTCGTAAATGCGGATAGCCGTCCAGACTATAGTAAAAATAGCGGCAATGGCTGGCAACATATCTGCAAGTGTTCCTATTACGGTAAGAACAGAAGCAAAATCAATAAAATGTTTGCTTGCTTCGTCCATATTATAAAATGGGTCTTTCATTAACATTTCCACCTTTTCAAACTAGCCGCTTTGCGAGTTGGCTTGCCGTTTTCATCTTTCATTGGTCCTTTGACACCAGACATGCGAGCGCAGAAAGACTTCTTACGAGCGCCACCTTCAGGCTGTGGAGCCTTTAGGTTAGAGCCTGTAGCTGCATTATACTTAGCACGGCCTTTGGCAGTAAGACCAGCCCCTTTCGAGACTGGTAATTTTTCACCTCTACCAACGGCTAAAGAAGGAGTTTTTTTAGCCATAAAATATAGTAATACCAGTTACAGAACCCGTGCTTAAAGTCAAATACAAACCTGTATTAGCTAAAATGCCTTCTCCAGGAACTAAAAGATAAAAAGTATTTGGTGTTCCAACACTTGCAATATCCATAGTGTATAAAATTTTACCCGTAGAGCTACCATCACGAATTTCAAAAGTAGCTGTTGTACTTGCTTTTGGGCTAACAACCACGCCTTTTAAACGAGTTCTTCCAGAATAATAAGATCCTGCAGCGCTAAGGTGTGCTGATAAAACATCAGTTTGCATCATAATTAATCTCCTAAATTTAAAAGCTAGGGTTTACCCCTAGCTAGATTAATTATGCTTGTTGTGCAGTAGGTGTGTAAGAACCGTCTGATTGACGAACTACATAAGTCACAGTTAACACGCCAGCACCAGAAGTAGCTGTTACGTTAGCTTGAGTAAATGTAATGATAGCGTCAGTAGATCCTACGTTAGCGCACAATGCAGCACCAGCAGCATTATTGTTGCCAAGATTAAGCTGAACAATGCCTGTATTGGTAAATGTGCTGCCGTTAGAAGCAGTATTAATGGCTGTACCGTTTACAAACAACGCATAAGTAGGCGTAGTTGTAGCATAAGCAGTAGTCGTATTGAACTGTGCAGTAGTAATCTGTGCGCCAGCTGGCAAAGTAAATGCGTAAGTACCAGCGGTAATATCTGTGTAAGCAACTGGAATTGATTGGGCTACAGTTGTAGCTCCCATGTTGCGGAGTGTGCCAGCTGTTGTACCAGTGGTATTTTTAACTGTGCCTAGTAGCCAAGGGCCTAAATGTGAAGCTAATCCCATAATAATTCTCCATACAAAGTAAGCTTATTAATCGTGTATGCGTCTGCTGGGGCAGTTTAATAAGCTGGTTTCCCAGTTTGTCCTATCTTACTACAGTTTAAAAAAAATACAACATTTATTGTAAAAAAACCCCGCCTTTTGAGCGGGGTCGTTGCCTACTTGCTTTCGCTTATAAACTTATTCATTTCTTTGGCTCTTTCAAGAATTTCCTCAAAAGTAGGAAACTTTGGGTGTGGTATGGAATCGGCAAATTTTTCCATTGTTTCCCACGCTTGCGCTTGGGCGTGATACTGGTTTTCCAGCATATCTTTAGCCATGTTGAGAAGATTAACCCGTAATTCAAATGGATTCATAGTAATACTCCTGTGTGTTGTGTATGAGCAAAAGCGCTCAGAAATAGTTTAACACAAAAGAAAAACCCCGCTTTTTGGGCGGGGTCTTCTTACTACATCGGTGCTGATTAAGCGCCTTGTGAACCAAACATTCCGAGTGGATCAGACCAACCGAAAGAATAACGCTCACGAGACTTGTAACGGACGTTACCAGTATCGAAGTCACCGTCCATTGAATTGGACAATGGTGTACGAACAAAATGCTTTAAGCCGTTAGGTACATCAGTAGTCAAATACCAACCGTTATTATCGGTTAGGAAGTGATTGATGCAATATCCATCAGGAATAGAGCCATTGTTCTTAATAGCGTTGATGTCGTTATCGGTTGTGCCAACACGCAATTCAGTCTCTAGCAAGCGAGTTGCTACGAACTGTAGTGCTGGTGGAACTACTAACTTCTTAGGTTTTGCAGCGATCAGCAAACCACGCTCATCTGTCCAAGCAGCGATTTGAATAACTGCGGCTTCCAAGGAAGTCTCATTCAAGTCAGCTTGAGTAGCTGGAGTGTTGCTGTTATAGCCGCCACCAACTAAAGGATGTTGTGTAGAGAACAAAGCAACTCCATCACCACCAGCATAGGCAGCAGTGAAGCCGTTGTTAATTACAGCAGCAGCTTTAACTTCTTTGGTGTAAGCCATAGCACGAGCCAAAGCCTTTGTATAGCGAGCTGATAAAGAATCGTAGAGGTTGTCTTCGATTGCCTCTTCAGTCAAGCTAAAGCCAAGGGCGATAGTTTCATGGTTGTAGCGAGCTGTCCATGCTTCTTGAGCATTGTCATAAGCGATGGCAGAGCCTTCGTTTTTGACAGGAGCTGCAGAGAAACCTGACAGTTTTGTTTCTTCTTCGAATGAACGCTCAGAGGTCTCTGTTTCGTAGATCTCTTTGTGTTCTTGTCCGTAGCGAGCATACTCAAGTCCGAACAATGCGTTCAGTCCTGGGAGTAGCTCTTTTAGTAGTTGCGCACGAGAAATAGCCATGTTTAATACTCCCTATTAGGCGATGTTATAGCGATGAACGCCAAAGTTAGTCTTCAACAGAGCTTCTGGTGTTTGCACAAAAGCAACTGTTCCCGATACAGTAGGAGTACCTGTTACTACAACTGTTTGTGATGTTGCAGATGAAACTGTAACTGCAGTAGCTACGGTTGAACCTGTAAATTGCAAACCATTGCTTTGAACAATAAACAAATCTGTACCAACTGGCAAGAATGTACCAACTAATAAGCCAGATAACACGATGTTAGCTGAACCAGAACCAGAAACATAAGTAGCACCATAGGTGATTTGTGTATCAGGAACCAAGTTTAGAACACGGAAACCAGCAGTAGATGCGCCAGCAGATGATGTTGGAACTGTAGACAAAGATGAATCGCCATTAGATGTAGATCCAGTTTGTGTACCGCCAACAACGTTTTGGCCTACTAACAACAATGAATACGAACCAATGGTTGTACCACCAGCAGTAGTTGTTGCAGCAGCTTTCAGTACGACATCTGGATCATCAACAACAATAGCTGTGATGTCACCAGCTGTTACTGAGCCAGGATAGTATTGTGAATAAAGACGCTGTTTTGTCGTTGGGTTTGTGTAGTAGCAACCTGCAAAGTAGCCAACAATAGTATTTGTACTGTTAACTGGTGTTGTAGGAAGAACTGCAAAGCCGCTAGAAATGGTAACAGGGTCGCCATAAAAAATTGCGCCAGACTGGTTATACGCAATCGGTAGATTACGTGTAGAACCAGCATAAGGCTGTCCACCAATCAGATTGACTGGTTTATAGCCATATGGCGCTGCTACTGTAGGATAAGCCATAAAAACTCCTAAAATTTAAATTAAAATTAACCTCTGCCAGAACTACTCGAAGATTTGCTTTCTTTGAAAAGCGGCATCCTTGGGTCATTCTGACGCATTAAATTATTGTCTACAGCTTCCGTCTGATCTTTTGTAGCTTTGGCGTAATAGTCATTACGTTGTTGCACAAATTCTTTCGGAGTCTTGCAAAGCAATAATCCGCCAATCTCAATGTTGTCTTTAAAACGACTACTTGGATCGACTAGCAGTTGAAACTTTGGTTGTTCCTCAATTTTTACAGGTTCCCATCCTTCTCTGAGTTTGGCAGAGAGATTGCGGGGATCCGCATTATTCAAAGTAGATACCCTGATCCAACGATAAGCATAACCATCAAGCCTATCTGGTTCTGGCAACAATTCAGGCGGTTTCCATGCTGTGGGCCGTGCTTCTTGTTGACGAGTTGCTACTTCACGAGGTGTTCTTTGTTCAGCCATTTTGTGACTCCAATCTAGTAAGTTCACGAGCATACTGCTCATTAGTAAGGTTTAATTTCTTAGCCAATGCTTGTTGGCGAGTATTTAGAGTAATTCGTTTTGGCGAAGTAGATCTAGTAGCTGGCGCAACGACAGTGCTTGCTTTACTAGTTTTCACAGAGTTTTTGGTCTCTGTCTCTGAAGAGTTTTTGGTCTCTTCTGCGTTTCCAAATTTTTCTGGAAACCGTTGTTTAATCTCTTTGTCGATGACTTGGTAGTAATGATCAGAGCCGATTGCGACCCCTTCCTTTTCTAACCTTCTATGAACACCCATTGCTAGGTAGCTCATATCTTCATCTACTCCATACCAGCTGTTTTTGTCCAGCCACGCTTGGGTTTTTGAGTCCAAACGCTGAGGTTGTTGGGGTATTTGTACATCAACTTCTTGAGATTGTAAAGCATCTTGTGAATATTCGGGTTTATATCTCTCAATTTCTTGAGCTTTCATCTTTACTTCAGTCAATTTTTCTTGTGCATCGACTAAAAGATCCGAATCTCCAGAGTCATAAGCCTCTTTATAAGCCCGTTTAGCGTCTTCTAATTCACGGCTAACATTCTCTTTTACGCTAGTAATAAGGTGTTGTTCGTTTGTATTAGATTTAGCTTTAAGCTTTTGATTCTCTTGGTAAACCTTTTGCGCAAAAGCAACAGCTTCCTGTTGTTCTTTTAAAGCAGCTTCTTTGGCTCTGCGCTCATCGTGCATAGCCTTTTTCATCTGCATTAAGCGCTCTTTGGCCTGTCCAGAGTAGGCTTCTAAGTCATCTTGATCAATTTCGTCTGCAATTTCCTTGGGAAGAGGTTTGGCATTTAGCTTATCTTCTTCTGGGGTGTCATCGATTAGTTCAATTTCAATTTCGTCCTCTACTTCTGGGGCTTTTGCCTCATTTTCAAGTTCGTCAGGAAACTTATATTGTTCTTTTTCAAATTCAGGCATGTTTTTCTCCTTATACTCTGGTTATGCCACGGGGATCGTCTACAGTACCTTCGACAGAATCATCGTTGATCATGCGGAACTCTCTACCGTGGATCTTTAAACGTGTACCAGTGTTTGGTCTGGCAAGAATAAAGTCACCTTTTTTACACCAAGGGCCTGTTGGGAACCGTTTTTCGTCTTTATAACAATCTGGTCCCATTTCGACAACAAAAAAGACAGTGGAAAGCACCTCTTCCATATGCAAAGTGTTATCAGATTTGATGATTCCACTTTCATATTCCTTTTCCTGCTCTGGAATAACTACCAACATGTGGTATCCAGACGGTTTAGGAAGGAGTTTTCCCTTTTCTTCGTTTGTTGCGCTGAAGTTTACTGCTCCTACCACTTGCGGCTGATCGGGATTTGAGCCGATCAGTATGGTGGTTTCACTCATCCGAGTTCTCCATTCGTTGTTTGAGGTCTGTTATGGTTAAACATGCAGACTCTAGACCTCGAATCTGTCCACATGCGTACTTATATTCCTCATGATTTGCACAATTTCCTGCAGAAACAGCTTTTTGGAGCATATTTATGCGTTCTCTGTACTCATTCAAAAGGTAATCTAGTTCCTTATTCACTCGTTATTTCCTTTTTTAGGGGTTTGGAGTTGTTCAAGCTTAATTAATTCTTGAACTTTCTTGATTACTGCATCTGCATCATCTTTTTCGGTTTTGGCCTGAATTTGAGCAGCTGCAATTCGCTCTTGAGAAGCGATTCTTTCATGTTCAAGTTGTAATCTTGCTTGTGCTTCTTGCACATCCGCCTGATCCTTAGCCGCTTTACGCTGTTCTTCCGCCTGTTTGAGTTGGAGTTCTTGCGATTGCATCTGGATCAATGGATCTTGTTGCGCCTGTTGCGCTTGCATAGCCGCAATTTCAGTCTTATTGCGGTTTAACAATACGTCAGAGGCTTGTGCAGCCATCATAGAGATCTGCACTTCTGCATCTTTTGGAATGTTTTCATCTTCATCTTCTGGGTTTGGCAGAGGAATTTGCATGATTTCTTCCATTTGCTGGCGATAAGCAAAGGCTAAATGCTGTTGTATATGAGCCATTGTTGCCGCCATAATTGCCTGTGCTTGTGGGTTTTGGCCCATTAATTGCGCAGTCTTAGGATCTTGCAAGAAGTTTTGATGCACCTTTATATGAGCCTGTTGATCTTGGTACATAAAAGCCTTTACAGGTTTCATGTTCATCAGGTTCATATTTTCGGTAATTGGATCTTCAGGCTTTTGATCTTCTTCCAACTTCACCAGTTTCTTAGCGTTCTTAATACCCAACACTTCTAACATTTGGCGATGGAGCTGGCCTAAGTCATATAGCTGGGGTGCTTGCTGGGCTAACTGCAGGACGGCTTGATACTGAACCACTTTTTGGCTCATCGTTGCTGCGTTAGGATCAGAGCAAGGAATAACGTCTACATTGTCATAGTCTGACTGTTTGGCAAAACGATTGCCAACGTCAGGGGTATAGCTATATTCGTCAGGAGTGTAGTCACGGATGATGTCTTTAAGGAGTTTTAATTCCTGTTTCATTGAGTAATGAACACGGGCTTGTACCGCAGTCATTACCTTAAGGGTGCGCTCCAAAATAGCCAAGGTTGTGCCAACGGGTGTGTTGGCAGACATGTCGGCAATCTTTAAGTCAGACGCACTGGCAAATCTTCTTCCTTCTTCAACGATTGTGCCAAGCAAGCTATAGAGGACTTGTGAGGGTTCCTTATATGGTAATGGCAGAATGTTGTCCTTGAGAACACCGCTTGGGACATCAACATCTCGGAACTCTCCAGGGCTGATAGGGGTGTCATCACCTTTGACTCGCAAGCCACGGGTCTTAAAGCCACCTGGCAAGTTTGAAAGGGTCCCTGCATCCACGAGCTGCCGAATAATACTAGTACCAGACTTAGCAAAAGCCCCGACAAGGTGAATAAGACCAAAGCAGTAAAAGCCAAAGCCTGGAACGTATCCGTAATGAACAAAATGATTGCGTTTTTGTTTAGTTTCATCTTCTGGTCTCCAGTTTCTGCGGATAGATAGGCAAGTCTGTGTGCCTTTTTCTACAGTCACAATGTAAGGAAGAGCAATACCTGTGGGTTCGCCATCTTCATCTACATCTTCAAATCCTGGCAAATCAAGGTTTACTTGAATCTCTAACAGCTTATAGCGGTCATCCATGGTTGCTTGGAAGCCCATCTTTTCAGCAATTTTCTTTTCTACTTCGTCAAAGCTGTTAACTGGATCACCAAGGTCTACATCACAGTAAAATCCTGCCACCTGTAGTTTGCGTAGTTCATTCTCGGTCTTACGCATTACGTGGGTTACACGATCTGCAGTCTCCAGATTAGAGGCTCCGTAAGGAACAATTAAGTCTTCCGCTGGTACAAAGATAGATACCTGACGATTCAGGTTAGGGTCAAAGTAAACCTTTTTAAAGGCATTACCTGAGAGTCCCAGACCCCAGATCATTCTTTCATGTTCAGGTCGGTACTCCACCATCACATCGGTAATCTGGTAGTTCATGTCTTTTTGGACACGATCTGCCGATGCCATAATTTCTGGGGTTTCTTTGCCAACTACAATAGTCTTTACTGGGCCAGCGGCAGGAAGGGTTTCCATGACGGTTTCCGCTTGGAACTTGACTAAGGCTTCAGCCAATAGCGGATGGTAAACACCGCAAGCGCCTTCCCAAGGTTCAGCACGGATCTCAATCTTCATACCGAGTAGTTCTAAACCATCGGTATACGTTTGCATCCACTCTTTACGGGAACTAATGTCAGACTCTACGTCACCCAACAAGTCACCAACAATCTGAGCTAAATCACCAGCGCTAAGTTCTTCGGCTAAGTTAATGTCAAATTCATCTTCTTCTTTTTCTATATCCAATAAAGGAATCCCGTCAATCCCAATATGGACTGCTTCTGGGTTTTCAATTTCAATTTCAAGTGGCGGCACTTCAATAGCTTCCAAACCTTGAGGGGCTGCGTATAAACTTTTTTCCATCATTAATCCTTTAGTAATAACTTACTGGTCTTCTAGATTTAAAATATTGTTGCTCGTCTGGTTCATCGCTTTGTAGCCTAATAAATCCGCCCCTTCTAAAGCGGATTAACGCTTGAGTTGTCGAGTCTACTAAGTCATCGTGGTCTGAATTTGGAAAAGCAGCTAATTCCTCAACTACCTCTTCAGCCCAACGTTTTCTTGGACACCATACTTTTCCAGAGGCAAATATATCTGCCACCGAATTTACACGGGTTATCTTATCATTTCCCCTCGTTGGTGTAAATTCTTGTACGGGAATACCCATAGATCTTAACTCATAGATCAGTGGCGCACCAGAGGCTTTTGCTTCCACAATAAACGCATCTGGAGTCCATTCTTGATACATTTGCATGGCTCTTTGTTTTAATTCTGGAAACTCTAAGCGTTCTTTTAAAGCGTCCAATAAAATAATATGGACATCATTAGGGTCTTCATTCATTTTAAAAACGCCCCAAGTTGTACAGGCTGAATAGTCTGAACGCTCGTTTTTAGTAAATGCCGTATCCCAAGATTGAATAATAAAATCACAAGGCGGAGGTCGTTCTTCTTCCCAGACTTGCCACCATTCTCGTTTAACAATCGCCCCTTCTTCCGAAGTTGGGTCTTGCTGGTACTGAGCATTCCATTTAGAAAGGGGTAGTTCTTCTCTTAGTTTAGATAATTCTTCCAAAGACCAAAACTCAGGCCATAGGGGTTTACCAGTAGCTAAAATAGCTGGAAGACTAATGATCTGCCATTCATCCCCATCTCGGTCAATCATGGACTGACAGACTTTACCCGTTAAATCCCGCTTACCCCAACGGGTCATCACGATGACGATGGAGCCTCCAGGCTGCAGACGTTGCCGTGGGCCAGAGGAATACCATTCAAACACCTTATCGTAAACCGTAGGATCCGATGCCGCCAATGCAGCTTCTTGCTCAGAATGCGGATCGTCAATAATCAACAGATCAGCTCCTTTACCCGTTACCGTACCGCCTACACCGATAGCGAAGTAGTCACCATTGGCATTCGTAGCCCAGCGCCCCGCAGCTTTTGAGTCATAACGCAGTGCAACATTCGGAAAGACTTTTGAATATACCTCTGAGTCCACTAGGTTACGTACCTTACGACCAAAGCCTACCGCCAGCTCCGCTGTATTAGAACACTGAATAATTTTCTTATGAGGGTATTTACCTAGAAACCATGCTGGGAGAAGATACGATGCAAACTCGGACTTAGTATGGCGAGGAGGCATATTAATAATAAGACGCTTAATTTTTCCATTAGCAATGTCCTCAAA